TTTGGCCTTCCAGTCTTTTAAAAATTCTTGATTTTTGGTTTTGCCTAATATCGTAGTCACACTCGGAAGTCTAGAACCATTTACATCATAGAGCCGTGATCCGTGGTCCTCGATGCGTGTGCCAGTGACATAGCTATATTTATCACTGCGTTTGATCGCTTTACCAATGTTGTGATATTCCAGTATGTCTTTATCTTCCATCATGATTCTTATACTCTTGTAAACTAACAACTTTTTTCTTTTTATCTAACTCTTTATCCATCTGCCAATGATGATAGAAATGTTTAAAGAAACTTATTGCTTGTTCTTTTGCCTGTTCTGCTAATTTAATTTGTTTACCCCAATAAAGAGTACGTTCCATATTATTTTTTCTTCTTAATTTATTTAACATATCTATGGATATTTCTTCTTGGGCTTTTTTAAGTTCTTTGGGATCAGTAAACTCACAGAGTAAATTAGTATTATTATTTGTTTTTTTTACTAATGTGTAATAGCTAGCGATATTTTGATTAAGAGGTTTTAATTTACAAATTATATATGCCTCCCAATATCTTCTTCTTTTAACGTCACTTGGTGCACGAATTAATCTAACAAAATCCCAATCACCTAATTTAAATTCATCTCTAAAAGGACGACCATTTTTACAATCTCCTGTTTCACCTATATATATAATTTTTCCTTTGTTATATCTTATATAAATCATAGGCTCTTTACCTTTATTTGGAATAATACATCTCTTCATTTTATATTCTTTATCACGTAGTATATTATCGTTAGTCCTATCGCTAGACAGATCATATTATAACCAAACATTCCAAATCCATATGCAGCTGTCATTTTTTGTCCTTTAGATATTTTGGTGCGAACCTTGTTATATTATTTAAAGGTGCCGTGTCATGAAAATTACCACTAACCGATATTCTTGTACAATCTGATTTGTATGGTGCAACCCAGTGTTTCAACCATGCAGGAAAAATATACATGTCTCCATCTTCTGGAAAGAATGACATGTAGGTGATGGCATCTCTAGGTCCATTACCATAGATAAATTGTACACCTCCAGGACCACAGGATTTACCTCTGTATGCCGCTTGTTCTTTTTTTAGTTCATCCGGTATCTGTAAATATATCACAAAAGATAATTTACCATCGTGATCGTGTGGTGGATTAAAATCATTCGGTCTTTGATAGTTTATCCACAACGCAGACATTACATATTCAGGCATCTTATCGTATGGTTTATTAACAAATCTTTGATAGGCCTGATCATACACACCGATATATTGTGATAGTGTTGGTAGTATTAATTTTTTAGATTTTTCACTGTAGCCCACCTCTTTGTCTAAGATTCCTGCAAGTTTATTGGTGTAATCCTCGGTGCACTTTTTACCTTCATCTAATAATAATTTTCTAAAATCATCTTTTACTTTTAATTTAACCACACATGGTCCCCAGTTTAATATAGCTATTGGTTTACGCCACGCCCAACTGTTAATCGCTCCAGACCAACCCATTATCCATAAATATATTCTTAACATCATTTTTATCCTGTCTCCTTTAAATTAAATGCTAGTGATATTCTTTCTCCTTTTGATTTAAATGGCTCAACAAAGTGGTATAAATCTTTTGGAAAAATAAAAAAGTCTCCAACTTGTGGGACAAAAGTTTTATAGTTAATAAAATTTTCTGCACCTTGTCCTACTAAAAAAGTTAAACCACCTGGTTTTGATGCAGTGCCTATGTGTTTGTCCTGTTCTTTTTTTAATTTATCAGGTATTTTTAAAAACATTACAGCAGACCAATCACATTTTGTATGACAATGAATAGGATTATATTCACCTGCCACCATAGTATTTACCCAGGCCGTTTCTATTCTATACGGTTTTATTTTGTCTCCATACCAATGCTGATAGACTTGTTCAAAACATGATAGATAAGGATCTATAATTTTTTTAAATTTAATTAAATCCTCAAAAGTATGTTCTTTTTTGATATGCCCGGCTAATCTACTTCTATGATCTAGTTTTTTACTTCTTTGATTTAATTTAAATATCTTTACTATATCCTCATTAAAAACTTTAGTTCTAAATAACAAAGGTCCAAAATAATAAAAATTTGATTCTATTTTCATTCTAATGCCATGGCCTCTCTGTATTCTTGTAAACTAACTATTTTACCATTCATAATTTTTTTGTCAGTATAATGTTCTAATACTTGTGTAATTTTTGGTAACTTTGTGTGAGCCCAGGGCCAAATCAATGAACACACATAATAGGCATCCCTAAATGTGCAGCGCCATTTATATTGTTTCAGATATGGCGTGCCATCTTTACGTAAACCTTTTCTGGGTTTATAATTAAAAGTTCCACATCCTAATATCTCGTGCACCCATCGGACAACAGACTCATCGGTCATGGTTATCTCCATACTAATACGCCATGTATTTGCAATTCTATAACCTTTACCTTTGTGTTTCTTTTTTTTCTGTTTTACTCTTTTGTAATAGATGCTGCCCTCACCATCAAAAAGTCCTGCAATGTAAGCTCTATCAGTTTCTGGAATCATTTGTAAAAACCCATTTTACCAAAGCTGTTGACGGATCATATCCATCAAATTTTATTTTAGTGCAGCCTGTTAGAAGGCCCGTCATCAATAAGATCATCAGTAATCTCTTCATAAAATTCTCCCTCTGAATCACAGTCCCAACACTGATGGATTTCGCTTCTATCTCTAAAATCTACTGCAGGATCCCCATCAATTTTTGCAACTCTGATATACCCATTTCCATGACACGTGTCACAGATATGCACTTTTATTCTACCCTTTTTTAATTTTGCCATTTAATTTCTTTGCTTTCTCGTTCGCAATTGACTCAATTGTTTTTGCTATAGATAATTTTGCATCGGGCAATAATACCTTTGATAACTTATCTAATGTAGCGTATGTTTCTTTTGTTAGAGAAACATTTTTGTATTTACTCATGTCTGTCATAAGTGTTTCCTTTCATAATTAATAACCAATATATAGGTGATTTTATAGGATTGTCAATGAAAATTTTAATGAGTTTAATAATTTGTTCTAGCGTTGCTGGTGAGTGTATGCCTCCTTTTGAGTGGCCTGAAACGTTTAATACAAAGTATGATTGTCTACATTTTGGTTATGAAGAAGCACAAAGAAAATTAGAAGATATAGGCCGTGAGGATATTAATAAATACGGCATGTATATTAAGTTTACTTGCGCACCTGTTGACACAATTTGACAATGTGGCAAGATCATGGTATGGGGAGATATCTTCTCACCATTACCTACCCTTACTTTTATCCCTCTTTAGGGTAGGTGTTTCTTGGTTCCACACCCACAATAGTACAACTGCAGGTAGTAATAAAATACTATTGACAAATACAGCCAAAAAGAATTCCACTATCGTCCTTCATTACATGCACGTTCCATGGTTCGTGATACGTGGTCAGATGTAATCGTAGTATATCACAAAGATCAAAACAATCAGCATCAGCAAGAAGCTCGACACCTTCTATCATTTCTTTAGTGACAGATATTAGATTATACAATCCGTCGTTTAATAATATCAGATCCATTACTTGTACCCAAAGTTATTATTTTTTTAAAACTAGGAGCCGATATGTTTAAGTCTACACCGTACGATCTCCATTGTTTTTTCATAATATTTAACTCTAACAATAAAGTCGAGTATTGTTTTTGAGATATGCCATCTGTTTTTATAGTTATAGTTTTTTCTTTCATTTTTCCTTTCTGACGGGTTTTAAAACCCTCTAATTTATAATGATTAGTCATGTATTTTTATGATACCAATTAAAACTCAAACCATACCTAATTTTATTAGTCGTGTTTCTTTCATTTTTATGTAACAAAAAACTTGAAAACAAAGCAAAATTACCCGGTTCACACTCTAAAGTTTCATTAATTTCCGGAAAAAATAATTTTTGTGAGTGTTTTGATAACATTATAGCCCCAGATATCACTCCTGGTATATGACTATGTTTTCTGGTGTAATGAGAAAAACCTTGCTTAAATCCCCATGCGTCTGCTAATTGATATCCTTTATTATCAGTTAAATTTTTTGCGTCTATTAAATCCATAAAATTACAAAGTATTACAAACAATTTTTTATCTTTTAAAAAATATCCATAAGATGTCATTTCACTTAATAAATTAGTTTTAAAATTTAAATTTTCTTTTTGTTTTATTCCTTTCTCAATCTCTTTTATAAAATATTTAGTATCAATAGGCACCTTGCCTGTAATAAAAAAATAATTTCTTTCTATTTTAGATTTTATAAACTTATTAACTTTCATACTGAGAGACTAGGATATTTTGGGATGTTTGTCAACGTCCTTGTCCACGATATTTTTTAAACATACGTCGCTTACTTTTGTTCATTTTTGTAAGACTAGGATTTCTACCTATGCTTGTTTTATGAAAAATAGGTTCGTGTGCTACTTTTGTATACAAACTTTTAGCTTTTTTAGCCATAATTAATTATACCACATCGGTAAAGTATATCTCAAACCTTTTTTTATTTCTAATACTTGATGTCTATTTTGGATACCACTCATAAAAAAAATTACACTATTTTCTTTAAGTTTATACAATTTACCATTCTCAAATCTAAGCTCACCACCTTCATAATTATCATTTAAATATGTTAACGCAGAGTATTTTACACTG